CCTATCATAGGCATTTTTGCTACTTTAATTTTAACGGATCTGGTAACATCATCAGCTACTGTATCTGTATCTGGATTATTAATATCGTTCTGTGCTTCTTCATCAGAGGCATATTCTTGATTAGTTTTCTTGTTTCTAACCACTACTTCTGCCTCACATTTGACAACTGGCACCTCTTTGCCATCTATCATAACGTACTCTATACCACCTTTTTCTATAAACATTTTAACTCCTATTGATTTCTAACATGGATACCACAATATGCAACCTATTTGCTGTAGCTGCGGTAGCCTTTAATATTTCACTCTCTTGTAATATCAAGGGCTGTGATAACAACTCTAATGTTTCGTTTGCTGATATTGCTTTTGTTTTAAATAAACTAAATACAGCTCCTGCTGCATCTGTAATTGTAAGGGTTATACTATCCGCGTTCCCCGAGTCTTCACTAACTATAATAGATTTAAGTATAAGTCTAGATGTAGATGGAGCAGTAATCACTGTTGTTGCCGTGTTTGCTGTTAGATCTACCTTTGCGTTTTGATATATGTTAGCCATTAATTCATTAAGAAAGCAAATCTTTCTTGCTCCTGTTTTACTTCATCTAAAAATGTAGAGTTCAACTGTTCTGTAATTGTAGTCAAAGCTCTATTGATTTGTTTTTGATTAGAGAAATCATACTCTACTTTTGGTTCTGGTAATTTTATATTTATCTTTGCCATTATGTATAATCAGAGAAACCTGTTCCAGATCCTCTTGCTCCTGTAGCTTCATTAACTGATGCACCAAAAGTCCCTGCACCTTCACCTGGACCAGCATCAGAACCCATAGACGCTGCTAAATTTTGTCTTGCTATTCTTGCTACTTCTGCAGCTTTTGCTGCTTCTCTCGCCTCAAAAAAATCTTTAATTGCTTGTTGACCTTTGTCTTTTAAGGTTTTTGCCTTATCTATAAATTGCATTGTTGGTGAAAATTGTTTTATATCATATAAAAAACTATTTAACCCAGATTTAAATCTAGCTGAATCTATATTTTTTAAATCTTCTTCAGTTAATTGATAACCCATACCTGTTTGATTATCTACTCCAAGTCCATAATCATCTGCTGATCTTAATCCTTCTCTATCAATAGATGTTATTCCACCACCTCCATCACCACCTTGTTGAGGTATGATAGGTAATAAAGGTCTTACAGTAGGTGCTTCAATTGTTGGTGCTGTAGATGATTGTATTATTTGTTCTGTAGTGTTTGTTGATGTTGGTTGAGAATTAAATAAATCTACATACTCTTGTTGAGTCATTTGATTTTGTAATGTTGGATTGTTTTGATAAGTATTAATTAGATTAGTAATACCTCCAGTATTGTAAAGTTGTCTAGCTATGTTAGATCTCATTATTGACATTATCTTCTACCGTCCGGTCTTATATCTAAGTTAATTGTTCCAAAACGCCACGACTCACTAGACGCATCGTTTTCTATTTTTATATTTGCATATCGTCCTCTAGCTCTTGTATCAAATTTAAGACTACTAGATGTTACTGTAAAAGGACTTAATGATGTATCTGTACTAGATTGTGCAGGAAATCTTTTTACAGCTAAAGTAATTTTAGCATTACCGTTTAATGTTTTAAAGTCTGGTATAAATCTTCGCATAGATAAAAAGAACTCTCCATCAGTTCCTTCTGGTTTTATATCAAAATCAAATGAATTAATAAATGATGTTATTGTTGTTGTGCTACCATCAGCATTGGCTTGATCTCTACCTACTTCATGCTCAAACAAAGTTGTTTGTCCTAGTCCTGTTTGACCTACAATAGCAGGAAAAGCACCTGTACCACCTGATACAAACTTAGTAGCTATTGGAGCTGGATATACAGATGCATCAATCCAAGTTGTTCTTGCTTCTGTTCCTGTGTACCAAATAGGAGCTTTTGTTAATGCTGTTTCACCAAAATTAAATACAACATACTTGTCGTTAAAGTCTGAGTTTGATGATGGGTAATACCAAGTAACTTCTGTAAATAAATTGTTAAGTCCTGCTGCAACTTGTTGACCTTTGTTTCTATTTATATTTTCAAATACATGATCTTCTACAGTACAAGGTAATGTCTTAACTGTACCATCAAATAAAAAGAAACCATTTGGACTCATCCAGTATGCAATACCATCTACCTCAACTGCAGCATTCTTACCTATCAATCCACAGTTTGTACCTACTTGTTCAAAACCAAAAGTAAAAGGAGCACCTACAAACTTCATGGTATACAATGCATTGTCTGTCCATATTAGAATAGTTTCTTTTGCTTTTAGTGCACCTATAATTTTTGTACCATCTTGTAATCTTTGTGATCCTGCTGTGTTAGTTGCAGATGTACCATATGAGTTTATGTTCTCTGCATCAGAAAATCTAATAAACATATTATCTCTTGTTGAACTTGTACCTATTGTTGTTTCCGTACCAAGATGAATTAAGTGTCTTGTTGTAGGTGATATTAAAGTTAATCTTGTAGATGTAGGGTTTGCACTTGTAGAAAAGTTTGATGTAGTTGTAGAAGCTCTGTTAGCAAAAGCAGATGCAGCACCAGCATTCCATGTAAATGTTTTTCCGTTTGCAATAGTTGCAATCAATACTTCACCAAAATTATCTAATGACCAAAGACCAGGTTCAAGTGTAATACTAGATGCAGAAGCTGCACTTCCCCATCCACCTGTGTTCCAAGTATCTAGACCCCAACCATAACCATATGTTTGTTCTGCTGGTCCAACTCTTTCAAATACTTTTACGCTCAGCGATCCACCAGTAGATACAGTTGCAGACGCGTTACTAGATTGTGTAATTGTAAATGTGCTTGTTGTTGGTGCAGTTATAACTTGAAAGTTTTTATCTTCAAAATCAGAGTTACTATAACCTGTGCCTGATGGTAAAGTTACAGAATCTAATTGTACAATGTCACCTACAGCTAAACCATGAGCGGACTTTGTAATTGTACATGTAGCTGAACCATTTGTTGTTGCAATGGTTGCTGATGTTAATGTAGTTTTAATTGGCGTAACATCATACAGTTGACCTTCAAAGTAAATCAATAAAGATTTATCTGTACCGATAGCAACATATCTATTGCCATCTAAATCTACGAACGCATGAAGTTTTCTAGCTACCCCGGAAATAGTTGTGGTTAGTAATGAGGACCAACCACCAACTTTTTCTGGTAGACCATACCTGAATCTAACATTATCAGAATCAACCCATCGTGCTGTTGCACCAACTGTTGTATTCTGTTTGTCAATACCAGGTAAGAATTTGACTTGTTTAAGAGCCATTGTTGCTCCTATGATATTTTAGTCGTTTTATAAACCCAACCTCTAGCTGCGTTAGCATACACCAAAGTAAAAGAAGCACTGTTAGTATTAACTACTAAATTACCAGCGTTACCATTTATGTTAGACCCATTTCGACCAATTGTTATATTGTTTGATGCAGCAAAGTTACCACTGTCAATTATTGTTACTTCGTTACCCACAGATGGTGAAGCAGGTAATGTTACAGTTGCTGCTGTATTGATACCTGTTGCTGATGTGTTAACAAATAATTGATCTCCATCAACAGCTGTGTAGTTAGCTGGAATTGTATAATATGATTTACTAAGTATACCTTTGTTTATGTTTGTACCATCAGAGTATAAAATAGATGTAGAACCTGGTGGTAATGCAACTCCTGTACCAGATACAGTTTTAATAGTTATTGTATAGTTATTGCTAGATCTACCTGTACCATCTTGTACAATGTAAACTCTTTCAAAGTTATCAGGAACTGTAACTGTTCTGTTAGCTGCAAGAGTGCCAGTTAATTTAAGATATAAATTTTTACCATTAGACTCTGCACCTTGACTTATTGCTAGTGCTAAATCACCTGAACCTATATCTAAAGATATATATCCTGATGCTGCTTGTTCTAATTGTTTTAAGTTGTTGTTTGTGATTGTACCCCAGGTACCTGCTTTTTCACCTGTTGTGATTAATTCTAAATTTAAGTTACTACTATATGTTGATGCCATAATTCTCCTACGGGTTTAGTGGATCTATAGGGATCCAATTTTGTCCTGCTCCCGGATTTAAGTTCTGCCACGATACCACAGAAACACTACCAGTTGCAACATTAAATCTGTTGCCTGTTACTACAGCTGGGAACTTAATACCTGCAGTCGCATTACCAATAGATACATTTAATCTATTACCAGTTGCTAATATAATGGCGTTTTGAGCGCCTACTCCGGCAAAGGTTGTTGCTGCAAAAGGTGTTGCTCCAAAAAACATTATATATTAGTCCAATTCTGGTTAGCGTTAGGGTCAACTTGAGTCCATATTCTAAAGTCTACTTCATCAGTTGCCACGTTTAATCTACTACCTGTTGTAGCTATATTAGCTTTTCCAACCACATTAAAGTTTCCTGATCCAAAAGCAGTTGTAGATACATTTAATCTATTGCCTGTTACAGTCACTATAGCATTTGCTTTGATAGTTGAATTGCCAATAGATATATTTATTCTGTTTCCTGTAAAAGTAACATTGGCTGCACCAGATATTGTAACATTACCAATAGCTGTATTTAGACCATTGCCTGATGGTGTAGCTACTGCACCTGCTGTTGTCGTTACACTGTTGTTGGAAACATTTACTCTATTACCAGTTACCGGTACATCTCTTGGTGCTCTACCTTCAGCTGTTCCGTTAGCTAATTCTAAACCACTACCTGTTAATACAGCTAGAGCTTTTGCTACAATTGTTGGATTACTTGTAGATAGATTTAATCTATTACCAGTTACAGCTAAATCTACTGGAGCTGTTACACTTGCATTACCAACTGTAACA